ACAGCATTCTAGTGAATGTCTTAGATTTAGAAGATAGATTTATCGACAGTATAAATATAACAGATGAGAATGATCTATACACAGCATTAGACATATTAAATCAATCTATTTATGAATGGATTGAAAATAACACAGATGAACAGGACAGACTAATTAACTTAGTCATGAAATGGTAGAGGGGGATTAACTAATGGCTAATCTATATGAGCTATCAGAAGCATTTAAAGAGTTGTCTAATCAAGATGAATTAGACCAAACATTATTAAAAGATACATTAGATTCTATCCAAGCAGAAATGAATGTCAAAGTAGATAACATTGTCAATTGGAGACGTGAAACATTAGGTGACATAGATGTCATAGATAAAGAGATTAAGCGACTTCAAAATTTAAAAAAACAAAAACAAAATTTAACTGATCGATTAAAAGATTACTTAAAAGAGATGTTAGAAACACAGGAAGTAGATAGTTACCGCACAGCTACTAATCATATTTACAAGCGCAAAAACGGGGCTAGTAAAAATATTATCGATGAAAAACTTATTCCAAAGGATTATTGGCTATCACAAGCCCCGAAACTTAATTCTAAGCAACTAATCGATGATTTGAAAGCTGGGAAAGATATTCCCGGCGTTGAATTAAAGGTAACAGAAAGTCTGGTGATTAAGTGATGAATAAATCGGAAACAGTTGTTGAAATAAATAAAGCTATGGTTGCGTTTCGTAAAGAAGTAAAACAACCGCTCAAAGATAAAAATAATCCATTTTTCAAATCAAAATACGTACCTCTTGAGAACGTTGTAGAAGCCATTGACGAGGCGGCAACACCTCATGGACTGTCTTATACTCAATGGGCTTTGAACGATGTAGACGGGCGCGTGGGAGTCGCTACAATGCTTATGCATGAAAGCGGTGAATATATCGAGTATGATCCTGTATTTATGAATGCAGAAAAGAATACGCCACAAGGCGCAGGCTCGTTAATCAGCTACCTTAAACGTTATTCGCTATCTGCGATTTTCGGTATTACTAGTGACCAAGACGATGATGGAAATGAAGCAAGTGGAAAAAATAATAATCCAAAACAACAAACTAGAACGCAATGGGCAAGTAGCGAAACTATAGGGATTTTAAGGAAAGAGGTTATAAGTTTCACTAAATTGATAAAGGGCACGGATAAAGAAGCTCCACAAAATATAGTAGAACAAAAATTCGACATAAATAACTATAAATTAACAGAAAAACAAGCAGCAGAAGCTATTCAAAAATTACGAAACAACGCAAAAACAATTACCGGAGGAAAACAATAATGTTAAACAGAACAGTATTAGTAGGACGCTTAACAAAAGATCCAGAATATAGAACAGCGCCAAATGGTGTGAGTGTTACCACTTTCACTATCGCAGTTAACAGAACATTTACTAACGCTCAAGGAGAACGTGAGGCAGACTTTATTAACTGTGTAACTTTTAGAAAACAAGCAGAAAATGTAAATAATTATTTATCCAAAGGGTCATTGGCTGGCGTTGATGGACGTTTACAATCACGCAGTTATGAAAACAAAGACGGGCAACGTGTATTTGTCACAGAAGTAGTAGCGGACAGTGTTCAATTCTTAGAACCGAAGAATAACAACCAACAACCAAACAACAATTATCATCAACAAAGACAAACTCAAACTGGTAATAATCCTTTTGATAACAACGCAGACTCTATAGAGGATCTTCCTTTTTAGGAGGCGTTAGATGAACGAATTATGGAAAGATGTTGTAGGTTACGAGGGCATATACGAAGTAAGCAGTAAAGGTAGAGTTAGAACTCACAAAAATAAAGTTACTTGGTCTAACCGTTATCAAAATGGAGGCATTGGAAACAGCGTTATTTAAAAGATAAAACACCTAATGGTCGAGATGTAAGAGTAACCCTTTGGAAAAATGGTAAACGCAAAGATTTTTTAGTCCACAGATTAGTGGCATTCGCCTTTATACCAATGATAGAAGGTAAAAATTGTATTAACCATATTGACGGGAACCCCAAAAATAACAATGTAGAAAATCTTGAATGGTGTAATCACTTGGAAAATAATAGGCATGCATTTGAAACAGGATTAATGCATACCAATATGGCTGTAAAACTTATTAATCATTTAGGTATCGAATATGAATTTATAAGTATGAGTAGAGCAGGAAAATTCTTAGGCAGAAGTCATAGTTATATTAGCGACAAAATAAAAAATAATCACAAAGATGTTACTGATATACATGGTAATAAATATAAATTTGAGAAGTTGATATAAATGCCGAAAATTACTAGTTATATCACTCAAGATGACGGCACAACAACAGTCGTTATCGAGGGTGCCGAGCTAGGAGACAAAGAAACATTATTACTTGATAACGGCTACGAAGTCGAATGTGATTTGCGAATCGAAGACCCATTCAAAATAACAGACAAGCAACGAAGAAAAATATTTGCGCTCTGTAACGACATAGAGAGCCACACAGGCCAACCACGTGACTATATGAGGTATTTGTTCCAAGAATATGTAACGGTTCTGTATGACTATGACAAGAGTATTTCGTTAAGTGACTGTACACGGATGCAAGCGAATCAAATTATCGAGGTAACACTCGATTGGATATTTCACAACGACATACCGCTTAGTTATAAAACAAGCGACTTGCTGAAACAAGATAAATCGTTCTTATACTGGTCAACTGTTAACCGTAACTGTGTAATATGCGGAAAGCCTCACGCTGACCTAGCACATTATGAAGCGGTTGGCAGAGGCATGAACAGAAATAAGATGAATCACTATGACAAACATGTATTAGCGTTATGTCGCGAACATCACAATGAGCAACATGCGATTGGCGTTAAGTCGTTTGATGATAAATATCACTTGCATGACTCGTGGATAAAAGTTGATGAGAGGCTCAACAAAATGCTGAAAGGAGAAGACAATGGGAGAAGTATCGTGGATAAAACTTAAAGTTGGCATGTTTGATGACAGCAAAATCAAATATATCGAAGCTTTACCCGAAAGAGATACGATCATAACTATTTGGGTTAAGTTGCTAACTTTATCAGGAAAGTACAATGAACAAGGTTATATTATGCTATCCGAAAACTTGCCGTACAACGAAGAAATGTTAGCAAATGAATTTAATAGACCTATTAACTCAATAAGGTTAGCAATACAAACTTTTGAGACGTTGGGCATGATTGAAAAAGTTAATGGTGTCATAAAAGTGACAAACTGGGAAAAACACCAAAACATTGAAGGACTCGAGAAAATCAGGGCTCAGAACAGGTTGAGGAAACAAAAGCAACGAGAAAACAACAGAAAATTGCTAAATGGTCACGTGACGTCACGTGACAGTCACGCAACAGAAGAAGATAAAGAATTAGATAAAGAATTAGAAAGAGATAAAGAAAAAGATATAGATAAGAACTTAAGTTCAATTAATAGCGCAACTGACGTTACGCATGAGCAATTTGAGGAATGGTGGAAACTTTACGACAAGAAGAAAGATAAGAAGATGTCTTTTACTAAATTCAAATCATGCTTAAAGAAACATTCTTTTGAACAAATCATGCAAGGCACTCGAGAGTATTTAAAAACTATTACAGACAAACAATATCAAAAGTACCCCAAAACATTCTTAACTAATGAAAGCTATATGAATGATTATAGCGAAGAGATTAAAGAAACTGGCATAGATCAATTGGAACGTATGAAGTACGACGAAAGTTATTGGGATTAGGGGGACATTATGAAACCACTATTCAGCGAAAAGATAAACGAAAGCTTGAAAAAATATCAACCTACTCATGTCGAAAAGGGATTGAAATGTAAGAGGTGTGGCAGTGAATACGACTTATATAAGTTCGCTCCTACTAAAAAACACCCGAATGGTTACGAGTATAAAGATGGTTGCAAGTGTGAAATTTATGAGGAATATAAGCGAAACAAGCAACGGAAGATAAACAACATATTCAATCAATCAAATGTTAATCCGTCATTAAGAGATGCAACGGTTAACAACTATAAGCCACAAAATGAAAAACAAGTAAAAGCTAAACAAACAGCAATAGAGTATGTACAGGGTTTCTCTACAAAAGAACCAAAATCATTAATATTGCAAGGTTCATATGGAACTGGTAAAAGCCACCTAGCATACGCTATCGCAAAAGCAGTCAAATCTAAAGGGCATACAGTTGCTTTTATGCACATACCAATGTTGATGGATCGTATCAAAGCGACATACAACAAAAATGCAGTTGAAACTACAGACGAGCTAGTCAGATTGCTAAGTGATATTGATTTACTTGTACTAGATGATATGGGTGTAGAAAACACAGAGCACACTTTAAATAAACTTTTCAGCATTGTTGATAACAGAGTAGGTAAAAACAACATCTTTACAACTAACTTTAGTGATAAAGAACTAAATCAAAATATGAACTGGCAACGTATCAATTCAAGAATGAAACACAATGCGAGAAAAGTAAGAGTAATCGGAGACGATTTCAGGGAGCGAGATGCATGGTAACCAAAGAATTTTTAAAAACTAAACTTGAGTGTTCAGATATGTACGCTCAGAAACTCATAGACGAGGCACAGGGCGATGAAAATAGGTTGTACGACCTATTTATCCAAAAACTTGCAGAACGTCATACACGCCCCGCTATCGTCGAATATTAAGGAGTGTTAAAAATGCCGAAAGAAAAATATTACTTATACCGAGAAGATGGCACGGAAGATATCAAAGTCATCAAGTATAAAGACAACGCAAATGAAGTTTATTCGCTTACAGGAGCCCATTTCAGCGACGAAAAGAAAATTATGACTGATAGTGACCTAAAACGATTCAAAGGCGCTCACGGGCTTTTATATGAGCAAGAGCTAGGGTTACAAGCAACGATATTTGATATTTAGAGGTGCACGATGAGTAAATACAACGCTAAGAAAGTTGAGTATAAAGGGATTGTATTTGATAGCAAAGTAGAGTGCGAATATTACCAATATTTAGAAAGTAATATGAATGGCACTAACTATGATCGTATCGAACTACAACCGAAATTTGAATTATTACCAAAACTAGATAAACAACGAAAGATTGAATATATTGCAGACTTCGCGTTATATCTCGATGACAAACTGATTGAAGTTATCGACATTAAAGGTATGCCAACCGAAGTAGCAAAACTTAAAGCTAAGATGTTCAGACACAAATACAGAAACATAAAACTCAATTGGATATGTAAAGCGCCTAAGTATACAGGTAAAACATGGATTACGTACGAGGAATTAATTAAAGCAAGACGAGAACGCAAAAGAGAAATGAAGTGATCTAATGCAACAACAAGCATATATAAACGCAACGATTGATATAAGAATACCTACCGAAGTTGAATATCAGCATTTTGATGATGTGGATAAAGAAAAAGAAACGCTGGCAGATTACTTATATAACAATCCTGACGAAATACTAGAGTATGACAATTTAAAAATTAGAAATGTAAATGTAGAGGTGGAATAAATGGGCAGTGTTGTAATCATTAATAATAAACCATATAAATTTAACAATTTTGAAAAAGAACTAATGGCAAAGCGCGGGATAAACGCTGGAATTGTTTCTAAACGTGTTAGAGGTTGTTGGGAGTTTTCAGAAGCTTTAGACGCGCCTTATGGCATGCACCTAAAAGAATATAGAGAAATGAAACAAATGGAAAAGATTAAACAAGCGAGACTCGAACGTGAATTGGAAAGAGAGCGAAAGAAAGAGGCTGAGCTACGTAAGAAGAAGCCACATTTGTTTAATGTACCTCAGAAACATTCACGTGATCCGCACTGGTTCGATGTCACTTATAACCAAATGTTCAAGAAATGGAGTGAAGCATAATGAGCGTAATAAGTAACAGAAAAGTAGATATGAACAAAACGCAAGACAATGTTAAGCAACCTGCACATTACACATACGGCGACATTGAAATTATAGATTTTATCGAACAAGTTACGGCACAGTACCCACCACAATTAGCATTCACAATAGGTAATGCAATCAAATACCTGTCTAGAGCACCGTTAAAGAACGGTCATGAGGATTTAGCAAAGGCGAAGTTTTACGTCCAAAGAGCCTTTGACTTGTGGGATTGATGACCATGATAGATAACGCACGCAAAGAATACTTAAACCAATTTTTCGGATCTAAGAGATATCTGTATCAGGATAACGAGCGAGTGGCGCATATCCATGTAGTAAACGGCACTTATTACTTTCATGGGCATATCGTACCAGGTTGGCAAGGCGTGAAAAAGACATTTGATACAGCGGAAGAGCTCGAAATATATATAAAGCAACATGGTTTGGAATATGAGGAACAGAAGCAACTAACTTTATTTTAAGGAGATGTAAAAATGAAAATCAAAGTTAAAAAAGAAATGAGACTAGATGAATTAATTAAGTGGGCGCGAGAAAATCCGGAGCTATCAAAAGGAAAAATTTTTCTTGCAAAAGTTTTTAGTAATGGATTCGTTCGTTTTCAACGAAATACAAATACGTGTTCGATATCAAGTTTTATTCCAATTGATACTCCTTTCATAGTTGAAGTTGAAGAGGAAATCACAGAAGATACAGTATTTGATAGGTTGTTTGAAGTGTACGAGCTTCAAGAGGGAGCCT